GTGCTCCTTTGGCTGACATGATTGCAGGAGCATTTGGTGCACGTGCTCAGGATGATCGAGTCAATCCCAAATTAGAACCAGTCAGCGCCAATACTAAAGTTAAATTTAAAAAGTAATCGCATAGGGTTTTCAAGTTGTCCTTAACAACTTGATCATTGAAGTACATTGTATAAACTAGAAAGGAATCACAATGAAGAAGCCCACCACCGCCCCTGAATCCACCTGGGGTATCGACCCTGCAGAACCTGCAGCCCAAGTCGCAAACAAAGTCGCAGCAAAACCTGCAACCCAACCAATTGAAACAGAACCCCTGTATGACCTAGAAGGCTTAATGACAGACTTCCCTACCGCTAAGGAACTTGAGAAGTTTGTGTTTGATCAAACTGGCTTTGTGTTAAACCTAAAAGGTCGTTCAAACAAATTCAAGTACACCACAGCAATGGCAGTGTTAAATGGTGAACAACCAGACGAAGCCTTATTAGGCCGAGAGAATCCGTACCTGGACAAGAATGATTTAATTCCAGTCGATCCAATGAAAACTATTCCACCCTTGCCAATGGACATCGATGGCGCTGCCATTGTGACACGTTTTGATTCACGTGCTTTCCCACATCCGGATGCCGATTGGAAAGCAGCCGGACAACGGTGTGACGTGGTGTTTAAAAAATATACCAACAATGTTATTACCTATGAAGTGTTGGGTCCTATCTCAACCCGACCAGTAGGTACCAGAGTAAACAAGTTTGGCAAAGAAGTTCCAGAGAAATATGAATGGGTTGATCCACGCACTGGTGAACAGGTTATCCGCAATGCCAACGGCCTATTGACTCCCTTAGGCACACGCTTACGCAACTATATGACACGCCTCAAAGTAAACAAATCAAACCAATGGGACATTTGGATTGACCGTGACTTTGTTATCGGCGATACCAACAATCTCAACGATAACCCTTGGGGCAATTGATGTCTGATGTGCAACGTCTAGTCGAAGATGTCAAGATATTACAAAAGGTAAATGCTTCACACAGAGAAGCATTTGCTGTCAAATATCCTGGCCAGACAGAACATTGCCTACGCCTGGTAATGGAACGCTTACAGGCCGGCCTAGACAAACGTGATGGTGTAGACACAGCTGATCCGGATACCTGGCGTATGAGCACAGCGGAATTGCAAGATCTAGCACACGCTGCATATTTGCTGAATGAAATCCGTAGAGGTTTCTAAATGATTGATGCCGGATTGTTGATGCGTCGTGCTGTGCGTGTGGTATGCGATCAGCACAACTTCAAATTAGACAGCCTGGCACATCTACCGTTTGAGGCCCGGACTCAATTTGAAGAATTGGTCACCGCAGTCTCGGATGATATGCAGTACAATCAATTGCGTTACTTTCGTCCGTTTGATCACCAACGGCGATTCTTTGCCACACACGAATCAGATCGCAGAGGTATCTTGGCTGCCAACCGAATTGGTAAAACAGTCTCAACCTGTTATGAAACCGCAATGCATCTTACTGGGCAGTATCCAGATTGGTGGACTGGCAAACGCTATCCAAAAGCCATTACTGCAATGGTAGCTGGTGAAGGATGGGGTCAGGTTGCAATGGTATTACAAAATGAATTGTTAGGCACACAAGATATCAAGATACAAGATGCCATAGGTACCGGTGCCATTCCACGTTCAGCCATAGTGTTTGAAACCATGCGTAACGATGGTGCCAATTGTTTAGGTGTAGAGATACGTCATACTTCAGGTAGCAAAAGCTATTTGGTGTTTGCCAACTACACACAAGAAGTTCGCCAGATGCAAGGATTCAAGTTGAATCTTGCCGTATTCGATGAACAGCCGCCCGATGACTTCTTTTCCGAGATTGTTACTCGTACAGCGACCACCCAAGGTCAAGTACTATGTTCATTTACTCCCCTAAAAGGTTTAAATGGCTTGGTTTCAAAATTTTGGAACCGGGAAGAAGGTTATGAGCACATCCGCGTCAGTTGGGATGACGTGCCCGAATACGATCCTTGGGGCGAACCTTTCTTGTTGATGAGTACACGTGCCCAATTAGAACGCGACTACTTGCCACACGAACGTGATGCTAGACGCAACGGTGTTCCAGTAATGGGCAAAGGTGCTGTGTTTCAAATACGATCGTGGCCCACATACCGTACAGGTGATTATGATCTACGCTCGGTACAAGGTATACAACGTATCATTGCCCTGGACTTGGGTCTAGTAAATGACAAAACAGTTATCTCTCTAATGTATTGGCATCCTGAATCTCAAGAAGCTTGGCTACATCATCAGATCGTGGTCAAAGGCACAGAAGAAGCCAATCCAATGAACTACATCAATCACCTGATGCGACCCGAAGTGTTTGGCACTCCCATTGTGTTGCCAGCTGATGCGTCAACACAAGGACGTTACACAATGTCGAGCCAAAGCATACGTGAACTGTTTGAACAGTATGAATTAAATGTGCATCCAGATGCCATTATGAATCCTCCCGATGATGCTGGACGCAGAACCAATCACAAAAGTTTTGGTATCAACGTTATGCGTCAAATGTTAGAACTAGGTACCTTGCACGTGAATGAAAACTGCGTAGAATTCTTGCGTGAAGCACAAAACTACTACGCAGATGAACGCGGACGTTTCTCAGATCCAGACGACTGTATTGATAGTGCTCGTTACGCCTTGATAGGCTGTTTGCAAGGCCTAGCAGAATTGAGTGATGGACGCAGTCCTCGTCAACGCTTTAGAGATATGCGCAATCAATATGTAAGCCGCGATGACGCCAGCAAGCCTGAATGGAAACGAGTGCAGAGTCCCGGCTAACCTTTTGCCAACAATAAATAAACAAATAACTCCAGGAACTAACAAATGTTAGATATAAAAAACGTCGTAGTCAGCAACTTAGATAATGCCCGCGGAATGATGGGCCGTTTCTTTCGCCTGCACAGTTTGTTACGCACCAAATGCGCAGCAAATTTACGCTTACTAGCAACCAAGAATCAGGTTAATCGTTCAAGCGATTATCATTACCTGGTACTGCCGGTTACACAGTCAACAGAACCGGTCAATGGTATCGATTACATACATCCGGTGGTCAAACCCATTGTGGACTATGCCACAGCAGTGATTACCAAAGGTATTGCACCCAACGGCGAAATCAATTTTGAGTTTATACCTGATAACGAAGCTGATGAACCAGCTGCACGTCAGGCTACCAATATGGTACACAAGCTGATCAATCAAAACAATGATCCACACACAATCCTACAACATTGGGTAATGGATGCTTGCCTACACAAAAATGGTGAAATGATGATTGCACCCATGCGTGAAAGTTTTGTGCGCTATGTGACCACATCGGGTACACTGGATCAACTCACAGCATTCGAACAACAGGCAGAAGATTCTGGTCTAACTGTGCTGCGTCAAAGTCGTCGCAAACAAAATGTGGACTTGGAGCAAGTGTTAAAAGAAACGCAGGAGTTTGTAAAAACTTTACCGGAAGAACAACGTCAGGCCACACTGGATACCAGCATCGCCAATGCCGAAGCCGGCACACGCGGTGAGTTTGATATGATGACAGAAACCGCACCCAATGTAGAATTGGAACAGGGTGAAGATGTGTTGGCAGAATCCATTGCACGTAATACCATTTACGAAGCCAAATACAAATTGACCGGTTACACAGTCAATGTCAAGTTCCGTCCAATTGCACAACACTATTGGATTTGTGATCCCACAGTTATCTCAATTGAAGAACAACCATTCTGCGGTTTTTACAAACCAATGTCGATCCAAGAAGCCACAGAACTGTATCCAGATATTGATCTAGAAGAATTCAAAGTTCATGCTGAATATTCAAACGTGGGTGCTTACCAAGCCGGTTCAATCTTAAACAACTTGGCCTTACACGCTAGAGACTCAGTGCCAGTAAACGGATTACCATCAACTGGTTACAGTGCGCAAGATCCAGATGCACGTCAGGTCACAGTATTGACTGTATGGAATCGTTATGATATCGACAATGATGGCGAATTAGAATTGATCGAAATAGTTTATTCCGGCAACTACATTATCAGTGCCAAAGAAGTAGAATACATTCCAGTGGCCAATATGGTACCAAAACCTTTGGCACAAAACTTCTATGGTATGAGTATTGCCGAATCAGTAGTGCCTATGCAAGAATATGCAACATCGGGCTACAGAGCAGAATTGCAATTGGGTCTGCTGACTGCAACTCCACGTATTGGTGCTAAACCAGATAAATTGGATTTTGAAATGTTACAAGACGGTGAAGCTGCTATCTTTATCTTAGACAGCAAGTTTGATCCAGCCAAAGACATTTATCAGATTCCCCCACCAAGTGGCAACAATAGTTTTATCGAAAGTGCCCTAGGACACATACAGTCAGATGCAATGGCCATGGTTGGTATGACCACACCAAGCGATGTATTCAATCCTGAAGTTATGAGTCCAGGCAATTCCGGAGCAAAACTACAGTTGGCCCTGAGTCCAAACCAAATTATTCAAGACAATACTGTTAAGAATTCGGCGGAAGGTCTCAAAGACGCTATATGGCTAGTATGGCGTACCCTAGTGCAATACGGTGACGATTACGGAGTTAAGAAATTGGCTGCCGAATTCCATCCAGATGGTAAACCTGAATTCTTAGACTACAAAGCATTTGATGATATGAACTTCAACGAGCGCAAGACTATCAACATTGAATTAGGTTTGGGTATGAAGTCAGAAGAAAACAGTCTACAACGCTTACAAATTATCAAACAGGCACAACAAGGTCTCACACAAGAAGTCACAGCCGGTGTTGCCTCAGGCGCCCTGACTCCAAGTGCATTTAAGAAGATACGTAAACCATATGAAGATATGTTGTACGTGTTGGGTGTCAAAGATGCTGATGCATATTTGCCAACTGAAGAAGAAGTTATGGAAATGGTTAAACAGGCACAAGAAAGCAAAAAGAATGCAGAGCCAAGTCCGGATGATCAGAAGAAATTGGCCAGTGCTAATTTGGACAAAGTACGTGCTGACCAAATCCAAGCTGAAGTGGCCGGCAATACTGCCAGTGCCCAATTAGAAGGTTATGCTTTGTTAGAAGAGCATAAGGCCAAAAGCTACGGAACATAAATAAACTTATTAGAACGGAACTGAAATGATTAATGACGATGCTGTAACTGCGTTTAATAATCGCTTGACTGCGAATTTGAACACAATTAAGACTATGACACCAGCACAGCTGGATCGTGTCAAAGCAATTGGGTCAACCGCAGAGAATTTGTTAAAGAACAAAGACTTTGCCCAGTTTGTACACAGCTTTAAATTTGAAATATGTGATAGTTTGGTTGAGATCAAAGATCACACAGCGGAACACAATGCTCTCCGCGTAGCTTTGAGTAATCAGCTATCAGGCATTGACAGTTTTATTGCATCGCTTCAAAGAGCGGTGTATATGAAAAATCGTGTGGTAACCCAGCAGACAGCTGCTGAGCCCAACACAGACAACTAGGAGAACCAATGGATAATATAGTCCAGGATAAACCTAATCTCGTTCCCGAGACGGTCCCTGTCCAAGAAGTCAGTACCGGTTTAGATGCAATAGCCGCGAAGATGGCCGCAATGCGTAACCAGACTCCACTAGCTAGACCAACTGAGACGGGTGTAGAAGCATCGGCAGATGTCAAAGCCCCCGTGGCACCAGAAGGCGTTGAAGTCAGCGATGACAGCAATACCGATTTAGTAGAGCCAGAAGTTGTAGTACCAGAATTTGAAGATAGTGAACCAGCAAGTGAAGAAGAGGAAGCCCCTGAAGAGGTAAGCCAATCGGATTCGTCTGATGCAGAAGTTATTGATTTCTTGGAGTTTGCAGAGTCAAACCCCACAGCCAAGTTTAAATTTAAACGCAACGGCAAAGAAATTGAAATTGATGCAAAGAAAGCAGCCGCTATCCTAGGACAAGGTGCAGCAATTAGTGAAGATGCAAGACAATTAAAGATCGAAAAAGCCGAATTTGACGAATATCTCGGACAAAAACGTGCTGAAACAGAAGGTCTTTTATTGGCAATGGAATTTACTGTCAAGCCTCAATTACAACGGGCTTACGATGAAATTATTAAGACACAGAATTACCAGTCAGTGTTTCAACAACAGTTGGCTGCTACGCAAGATCCAGCACAAATAGCTAGGATCCAGGCCAGTATGCAACAGAATGAAAGATACATTGCACAACAAGGTGCAACTATCAATCAACTAAAACCCAACGTTGATGAATTTTACAAAATTCGCCAACAACAGGTTCAAGAAGTGCTTACAAACAATCGTAAGAACTTTCAGGACCGGGAACTGCGTAATGAATATGTGTACAATGAAATTCGTGAGAAGGTTGCAAAAGGATGGGCAGGAGCAGAAGGTCAGTTAGTGCCAGGTATCAAGAATATCGACCTAATCGCTAGCGATGAACATTTGATGTCATTGGTTAGAGACGGTTTGAAATATCGAGATAAACCCAAGGCCAAGAGTGCCGGCAGCAGTATTGCCGCATTGACTAACAAACGTACCGGAACACCATTGGCCAACAGTAGTGCAGGAGATGAAATCTCCAATCTTCGAAAACAAGCCAGAGCTGGCGACCAAAAGGCCGCCGATAACCTGCTAGTAGCGCAAATGAAAGCAATACGAGCCGGTAGAAAATAACGCCAAATCAAAGGAGATTAAAATGGCATATATCGCAACCTCAGCAATTGGCAATGGTACTGGTAACTATCAAACCGATATCGTTGTTAAAGATTTAGACTTAGACGTAAGCAACCGTGTTAAGGACGACACACCTGTTCTTAATATGTGTATGGCTAAAAAGCGTAAAGTAGTAAGTACTTTACCATTGTGGACAAACGACGTTTATCGTCAGCCACAGATTCAAGCACAGTTAGAAGGTGCTGCTGTTAGCTCAACATTGGCAGAAGCCAATCAACGTGCTAACTTGGGTAACTACACACAGATTTTTAGCACAGTAGTTGGTGCAACAGGTACAGCACGTGCCGTTGAACAATCTGGTGGAGATCCACAAGCGTATCAAGAAGTAAAACAGTTGATCGAATTGATGTTCGACGTTGAAGCACAAATCGTTCGTAACGATCAAATCGGTACCAAGTACAGTGCTCAGTCAGGTGCTGCATTGGGTGTTGCAATTCCTGCAACTACTGGTGTAAGCGGCAACCAAGCAACTCCAAACACAACTACTGCCAACGTTCAAGTTGCTAGTACAAACGGTGTTGGTCCTGCTGTTGCTACTGGTCGTCGTATGGGTTCATTGAACGCATTCGCAGCCACACACAGTTTTAACCCAGCCTCAGGTACAACATACTACACTATTTTCAACACAGAATCTAGTGATGCTACTGTACAAGGTACAGCAAACGTATGGCAAGTTGGTGGTTCTATCACTAGCGGTCCTACAATGAGCAACAACGGTGAGTATTTAGGTAGCAGCTACTACAGCTACACAGGTACATTACAACAGTTTGCTCCAAGTTTGTACAAGCAATTGGTAACTACAGCGGAACAGCGTTTCAACGCCAAGATCCGTACAGTAGTTTGCCCAACCAGCTTGCGTACACATTTGTCAGACACATTCCCAACTTCACGTAGCATCAACCGTGTAAATTCAGAGCGTGGTGACACAATCGCAACATACGAAGGCGACTTCAACTACACTTACGAGATTTTTGATTCTTGGATCATGGATCAAGTTGGTGCTGGTAACCAGATCTACTTCCTAAACGAAGAAGTTCTACAATGGGGTTCATTACGTGACCTAGGTCCTAACAATGAAGTATTCTCCAATGCTGACGCTTCATTAGACCAGTTCATTATGGAAGGTACATTGATTGTACGTAACCCAGCTGGCGTTGCTGCACTACACGATATTGGTGTAGGCGGTCAATCAGTATCATTTGGATCCGGCAACGGCGGTGCTTCAAGCATCATCGGTGGTGTACGTGCAAGTGCAAACGTAGTACGTTTAAATGCGTGGGACGCACAAAGCTTCTAAGAATTAATTTCTTAACAGTTTTATGCAAAATGAAAAGCACCTTTAGGGGTGCTTTTTGTTTGGCCATAAATAATCATATGACAACAGAATTTGACCACTACCACGATAAAAGCCAATTACAAGGCGATGACCCAGAATTCAATGAAGATGCACACCGTTGGGATCGAGGCGGATTAGCCACCAAAGACAATGGCATTGCTGATCGCCTGTTACAAAACGATGACCTATATCGTCAATTAAAAGGTGATTGGACACGCGAAGGTTTCAACAAAAGCCAAAATATCAAGACCACTACCGGCCGTGAAGGCGGCAAATTTTATATCAAGAAAGAACAATTAAATATAGAGTATATCAAGGAACAATGCGCTGAGTATCGTCGACGTGCTGAAGCCGGATATATGGATCCATTGGCGCCGATCATGCCAGATGGCAAGTTGGGTTACAAATGGATGGATTTACCTGAAGTGGTTGCATTTGAAATCAGCAATAAATATTTTGGCGGTATGCCATGGGCCGCAATCAAACGTGACAAGCCTCTCAAGGCACAGTTTTATCGAGTAGTACAACAAGAGTATCCAGCTTTTGTTTGTTATCCTGGAGGCAAATTGCCAATTCCAATCGATGTTCCTTATCCTAACCCAGTAGGATCAGAGAAGTTCTTTAAAGGCCATAAAGTATGAGCACACAAATTGCTAACGCAACTGCGCTAGTAGATTACATTTTAGATTTTACCGGTTCCAGCAATCGTGATGAAATCAAACAATGTATTTTTCTAGCAGAAATGATGATGCGTAACATCGAGTTACCAGCATTACGTACAGATCCATATACCACCATAGGCACAGCCAACAGTGATGGCCTGATTCCAATTCCGGCCGATATGAATCGTCCTATACTATTTTTTAATCAAGGTTCAACTGGCTCTGGTCAAAACACAGCTGGTTCAGGTCCTTGGATTGTGTACGATCGTGTAGGCGATAGAGATATTATCACATTGGGTCTATTAAACAATTTGTATTTGACACCTATCAATATTCCACAGGTGTATCGTGGCAAATTCTCGGAAGTAGGACAGTACTATCAATTTATTCCTGGACTGGGTGTAGGTGCACAGATCAATATGTATTATTATGTGGCCTGGCCTGAACTGTTTAGCTTAGACAGCACCAATACTCCAATTGAAACCAACGTGGTATTGCAATCGTGGCCAGAAGGGTATGTTTACGGAACCTTGCACAACTACTATTACAAACGCAAAATGGCAGAAGATGCTGACAAATGGTTGGCCAAATACAATCTTGCCTATGACACAGTAGAAGATCAAAACAACAAAGGTAAATGGTCCGGCGGACATACCAAGTTGACCAGCATATGGCAACCTAGACGTCTACAACGTTTACAATATAGATAATTAAGGACAACAAAGATGTCAGGAAATGTTTCAGTAGCAAACACAACCGGTTTATACATTGGATCAGGTAGTATTACGGTATTAAATTCTGCGCAAAGTCTGCTTAATATATTAAGCAACACAGGTACTGTTGGATTTGCATTGACCAACAGCAATACTCAGGTTTTAGGTAGTGTATTAGCCAGCGGAGTCGGTGCAGGCTCATACGGTAATGCCGCATACTATCCTACATTTACTGTGGGCACAGATGGTCGCTTAACTGTAGCAAATGTTATTGCTTTATCATCGGTTGTAAGTTCATATGGCAATGCCAATGTGGCTGCATTTTTACCCACATACACTGGTAACGTTGGCGCAGGTAATGTAATATCTACCAATGTTTACAGCAGCAATTATTTTTATGCTAATGGTACTCCGTTTGTTAGTGGCAGCACTTATGGCAATGCCAATGTGGCAGCATTTTTGCCCACATACACCGGTAACTTAACTGCCAACAACATTACGACATCTGGAACATTACTTGTGAACGACACAAATGGTACCGGATCAACTTTTTATGGTCCAATAAAGGTAGCATCAATTTTTGGTGGCCCAACCACTGCTGTTACCAATGGTAACATTTTTGTAGATTATCCTACCAATACTGCCAGTCTCAAATCCAACGTTAAAATTACCAATACAGGAATTACTGTCATTGCCAACGTTAGTGCGCAACCATCTAATATCTCAATAACCAATGGTTACTTTGTGGGTAATGGATATTATCTAACCGGCATCACAACAGGATCGGGTACATATGGCAATGCCAACGTGGCCGCCTATTTGGCCTCAGGCACAGACACAACTGTCAATGCTATTAATGCCAACGTAACTGCAGCCAATGCAGCTATTGTCACAACCAATGCCAATTTGGGTGCATATCAAACTTATGCCAATGCCAATGCTGCAAGTCAACAAACCAGTATTAATAGTATCAATGCTAACGTAACAGCAGCCAACCTGACAATTTCTACATTGAGTGCCAACGTTGGAGCATATGAAACTTGGGCCAATGCAGCCATATCTAGTACCAACGCCAACGTTACAGCAGCCAATGCAGCCATTGTTACTCTTAATGCCAATTTAGGCGCATTTGAAACCTATGCCAATGCCACGTTTGCAACAGGCGGGTCATCAAATTATGGCAATACCAATGTGGCTGCATATCTATCAAGTGGATTGGTATCAACCAATATTGTTACCACAGCCAACGTAAATGCCAACAATATAACAGCAACCAGCAACGTAAATGCTACCTATATGAATGCCACTACATTCTATGGTAACTTGATTGCGGCCAACGTCCTTGTGGCCAACGTGGGTATCACAGCCTATACCAATTACAACAGCGTTGGGCCTCCTGCTTATGTGGCAGGTGCCTTATGGTATGATAATGTTCAAGACAGCATTGCCTATTACAACTCTGTAACCAATAACGAAGTCAATGTTGGTCAAGAACTACAATTTAATGCCTACAACGGAACTGCTAGTACTATTACACAAGGCACACCAGTTTACTTAACAGGTGGATTATTTGGATCATTAGCCAACATAGCGCCTGCCATTGCCAATACTATCTCTACCAGTCAAGTAGCCGGTGTAGCCAATCAAAATATTCCAGCTGGCACAAAAGGCTGTGTTGTAACAATTGGTATTGTTGCCAATGTGTCAATGGGTTCATATTCTGTAGGTGATACCTTGTATCTAAGTCCATACAGTGCAGGTCAAGTGCAAAACACACAACCTCCTACTGGATATGTATGTAAAATTGGAACTGTAATTTACAACAACAGTCCCAATGGAATATTCCTTGTTAACAAAACGGTTCCTGTCAACAATCAATATTTTGGTAACCTGACCTTAACCGGCAACCTAACAGCCAATAATGCCTCAATTACCAATGGTCTCTCAGCAGGCAACATAACTACTACCTCAGGTCTATACTGGGCCAACGGCGTCAGCTATGCATCAACTGTGACCGGCACATATGGCAATACACAAGTGGCTGCTTATATACCAACCTACACAGGTAAATTGGGCAACGCATCAAATGTTCAAATTGGTTTTGGCACTATTGGAGCCGGATCAGCTCAAACAGGTCTAAGCAGTATAGTTATTGGTAGTCAGGCCGGCTATTATGGAACAGGTACCGGCGCTATTGCTATTGGTGATAATTCTGGCCTTGGACAAACAGGTCCAATAGCAAGTGGAGCATACAGTATATCTATTGGTTCTAGTAATTCGGGCAGTATTACAGCCAATACCATCAGTATAGGTTCATTTGCTGGTGGCAGTCAAGGCGCCAACAGCATTGTAATCGGATCCAAAGCAGCTTCAACTAATACTACCTATGCTGGATCTAATTCAATCATTATTGGTGCCAGTGCCAACGGCAATCCAAGCGTGGCCAACACTATTGTATTAAGTGCTGGCGTAAACAGTCCAACTCCCAGCAACAGTGGTTTTTATGTGACTCCTGTGCGTAATGATGCAACCAGCACCACACAAGCAATTTATTACAACACCAGCACAAATGAATTAACTTATACTACAGCATATGGCAACACACAGGTTGCTTCATATTTGGCATCAGGTACCAACGCAACTATTAATGCTATCAATGCCAATGTAACAGCAGCCAATTTAACAATTTCTACATTAAGCGCCAATGTGGGAGCATTTGAAACTTATGCCAATGCCACATTTTTAACCAGTGCAACCAGTTATGGTAATGCCAACGTAGCCGCTTACTTGCCAACCTATGCTGGTACTATGCAAGCTAATAACTATATTGCCACAGCCAATGTATTGGCCAGCAGCAGTCGAGGTGCATTTAGTTTAGGTGCATTGACACAGGCAGACACAGGTGTAATGGCCAGCTTACAAACCAATACCAATGGTTATGCTTATCTTGGTTTACAAAATACCAATGCTGGTACTTTAGCCACAACAGACATAGCATTTTATAATGACACAGCCAATCTTGGCGTATATATGGATGTGGGTATTAATTCTAGTGGCTACTCAAGTACAGGTAGTTTATCTTTACCAAATGCTGGTTATGTTTACACTGGCAACGCTGACCTAAGTATTGGTACCTATTACAATAACCCAATTCACTTTGTGGTCAACAACGGTGCCACAGATGCAATGACCATTGCGGCCAATGGCGCAACTTTGATTGGCAACGTGATCACCACATCAGGTGTGTATTGGGCCAACGGTGCTGCATACAGTTCCGGCGGCGGTGCTGCATTCTCTGGTAACCTAGCTGGTAACATATTGTATGACTCAGTCAATTACAGAACATTTGCCAATGCTTTCCCTTTAAGTACACCAGATGCTACTATACCAGGCAATGATTTTAGTAGTTATGCAGTTTATAAACCTGTATATACCTCAGGTGTGCTACAACAACCACCCTTGGCCAATGCTACCACAGGCGGATCCGGTATTGTTAGCACCAGTAGCCAGGTCATTACTGCGTATGAAAGTGCCAACGTGGCCCTACAATCAGGTTATGGCTTTGGCGGTCAAAACCGCAACACCGTTGGATCGTTCTTTTCAACTGTGATAACTCCTGTCACTGCCAACACAATGAGCAACAACGATCGTGTTCGTGCTGTAAGCGTGTCAACACAATTGAACCTGGCCAACGTGACCTATGGCACAATGACTTCAGCCAGTCAAAACGCCACAACCATATCAAGTATAAATGCATTCAACAACATTACCGGTAATGGTGCAGTAGGGCCAGCTATAGGCGGCAGTTATGGTAACTTTATTACGCCTAGCGCAACAGGCACTGCCAACGTACAGTATGCCACTGGCATTATGAGTTTCTTGACATTTCAAACTACTGCCGGCACTTCAGGTTTAGCCAACGTGGTTTATGCACGTGGACTTGCACCGTTTATTACAGGTCAAAGTGCCAACCTTACAGTGCAAAATGCTGTGGGCTTACACACCTATTCAGGTTGGGCAGGTTCGGGCACTGTTGGAACAACAGGTAACCCCACAACTGGTCGTTATGCTGTATTAAACGAAGACGCCAACACTACCATACAAACTAGCGGCAATATTACATTTTCTGGCAGTGCTGGTTATCTTGTTGCCACAACAGCCAACACTAGATTGGGTCCATTTGCTGAAACAGTTGGCACGTTTGCAGGCACATCAGGCACAGTCACAGTCAACGTGGGTATCAGCACAATTAAAAATTATACCTTGACCGGTAATATCACAATCAATACCAACAACATTACCAATGCTGTAGCAGGTTCAAGTTTTACTTTGATCTTGACACAAGATGCCACAGGTGGTAGAACATTGACCAGTAACATTAAATTTGCACAAGGTATTAACAACCTAAGTACTTCGGCCAATGCTACCGATGTTCTTAGTGTGTTTACACCAGATGGAACCATATATTACGGAAGCCTGGTAAAAGGATATCAATAATGTTTGCAGCTAGGCAAATGAATTATAATGCTACCATTGTGCCGGGATCCACACCTAGATTAACTGGCACATATACTACCAGCACAGCAGGTAATGTAACCACAGTAATTTTTACTGGCAATGGTTCTATAACAACCAATACTGCACCTATCACTGTTACACAATTATTAATTGTGGCTGGAGGTGGTGGTGGTGGCGGAGCCACATTAGGTGGCGGAGCTGCTGGAGGTGGTGG